ACGAATTAGTGCTGGAGGACGGTGGAGAGACCCTTGGCTACGCTGAACCGAGGAAGCGCCAGACCAGTTCCGTAGACCCAACGACCGAACTCTGGGTGGACCCGTTCACCGTAGGAGCCGATCTCAATCTCGGCGAGTTCCAGATCGAAGCCAATGTCAGTGGCAACAATATCCGGATCGATCCCACTCAGGACACCGACCACTTCGCGGGCGTCATGCATGACGCGATCGACAGTCGCATCTTCGACAGTGACGAAGAGTTCGGCCTTCATGAATCCAGTCTGGTAGAAGATGTTCTGGACTGGCTCATGGCGGAAACAAGGTGTCACACCGATGTATGCGCCGGGCTTGAGACCCATGGACAAAAAGCCTTGCTCGGCAGACCCCACGAGGTAGTGGGCTTCTTCGAAGGCATCAGTCGCGCCGATCCATTTACCATCATGGTCGCGGTGGTCAAAACGGGGACCGGCAACGTAGACAGGAAACTCCGGCGGTAAGGTGGCGCGGATCGGTGCCTCAGGCACTAGCCAAGGGACTTCCTTGTAGACGTAGCCGCGTTTCTGATACTCCGTGACCGCCCGGCCGAGTAGCGCGTAGTCGATCATGGGTGTCATATCAGTCATCGTCCTCTTGGTCTTCGTCGCCGAAATCGTCTGGCCCCATGATGAAGTCGCTGCACATCTCGCAAAGCTGGGTGCATTCATCGACCCACGGACCGGTATCACCACACTCCATGCATTCGTCAGGATCGGGAATCCGTTCGAGGACCTTACCGTCCTTGTCAACAAGGAACCGACCCTCAGCCGTCTCGACGATCTCGGGATAGAAAACCGGTTGGGCCTTGATCTCAGTCATCACAGTTCTCCTGCCTCGCGGCAAACTCAGGGCAAAGCTCAGCGACCTTGCGATGCTGATCGTATCGGTAATCCGCCCACGGATCATCTTCACCACCAACGAGACGGACAAAGCCGGTCTGCTCGTTGACCACACGGGCTCGGGTATATCGCTCGCCCTGCCCATCGTCACGAAAGACGTGATAATCCGGCGTTTCGATCCCGGCGTCTTCCATCTCGACCAGAAGCGCTTCGAAGCGCTTGCGCCATTCCATGGGCATGACTTGCAGTGCGAGCTTGGGCAGCACCAAGTAAGGCGTCCGGGCAAGCCGAAGATCGAACGGACACTGCTCCATGACCATGGCCTCAGCCATCACGGTTCTCCCGCACACCCGACTCGAAAGCCCGCTTGGTGACAGCCGCCATCGCGGCAAGGTCTGCAAGGGTCACAGTCGGGTGATGCTTTACCAGCCACCCTTCGATCGCTCCGATCACATCGGAGAGTTCGACCAGCGCCATGATCTGGACGTTCTGGTCAAGAGCATCGGCGAACTCGTCGATCTCTTCGTAAATCTTGGAGTCCTCACCGAACACACCGCGAGCGATCACAGCCTTGTGATAGCCCAGCAGGGCGTCGATGGTCTCATCGGGATCAGCCACGCTTCTTCATCCTCTTGCGAAATGCACGGTTCTCGACAGCCATTGCCTTGCGTCGCTGGCCCGGTTCAAGCCTGCGTATCGGGGATCGATGTTGTCAACGAAAGTCAAACCGGACTTCATGTCGAACAAAGCGCCAGTGGAATCCCACTCGTCAAATCCATAGGATTCCATGTCCATGTGAGTGATCACTTGCCGGCTACCACATCGATCACTACGGCGAGACCAACAGCAGCGAGCAGAAGGATCGCGGTGGCCTGAATCCAAGAAAGCTTTCTATCCATTTTCTTTCCCCTGTTTTCAAGTCACCGCATATCCATAATGGCGGTGGTTGTCAATCGAAAGTTAATCGATTCGATGAATCCGCGCACCGGGAACGGCACGTTCAATCATCAGGGCGACTTCTTCGACATCGGCCGAAAGGTCCAGCGATGCAATCACACCGAACTGACCGAAGGCGACCAACTTGGTCTCTTGCTGGGTGGCGTCCGGACAAAGAGCAAACAATGCCCGGCCGTCAATGAAGTAGGGTCCGTTGTCCTTGTCAACGAAGCGGAGAAGGTCCATCACTTGTCCACTTCGAAGGTGCGCTCATACGTCTCGGCGGGATTTTCCTCGGCGTATTTGCGGCTGACAAACCGGCCCGTGATGGCCGAGACGAAGCGCTTGAAGCGCCGGCGGAGATTGAAGCGGCTCATGAGCCGATATACTTCAAGAGAGCTTTGATGATCAGGACAGCGATGGTGATGACGACACCAATACCACCCAGCCACATCAGAATCGCAACGCAGCCGATCGTGGCCTGAGCCTTCTCAAAACTGTTCATGGGCATGTAATAATTTCCTTGTTGAGGATTACGCCTTGTCGGCGCGGTTCTGGGCATCGGCGTCGGTGTATTTCATCCCGGCGTAGCGGACGCTGAGCTTGGCGATGTTCTGGTCCAGAACCGTCTCAAGCTTGACGCCGGAGAGTGAGCGCATGATGATGAGTTGGCATTCCATACGGAACAGGGCCACAGTCAGAGCATCCCGATCGAGCGGCTTGTTGTAGACAACATGCTTCTTGACTTGATCGAGGATTTGGCTGGCAGCCATGTTGATCAGAGCCGCGACGACCATCGGCTGGTCCGACTGGTAGAAATCGAACCGCTGCTCGTAAAGGAACTCACGCGTGATGCCGACGTTGGTGCGAAGCTGCTGGAGATAGAACTCCATGTCGCCCATTTCTTCGATCAGGTTTTCCAGATCGAGTTCGGTGCGGTCGCTCAGTTCGAAGCTGAAAAGAGCCTCGGTGATCTCACCAGCCTCACCGGAGATGCCGGTGGCAGCGTGCCACATATCGACCTTTTCAGGGGTCAACGATGCAAGGATGTCGTTGCCGGGCTTCGCCAGTGCGGCAACGAGTTCGGGGTGCGTCAGATTCAAGGCGAGTTCCTTAGGCTGCGATCGAAGAGGGAGCGGAATCCGCGTTGGCGATTTTCGCCGACCCGTTCTGGGCCACGTATTCCTCAGCGAATTTCCAGACCGCGTTGCGGAAATCCACATCAGTAAGAAGGTAACGCATGTAGGTGCCAACGACCTGAGCCGTGGTAGGAAGGCTGTGACCGGTCGGATCACCGCCTTCGTTATCCAGCGAGACGTTGTAACGACCGGTAGTGAGGTCCTTATCGATCAAGGAGATCGTCATCTTGGCAGGCTGTTCGGTCATCGGCATTTCCGGGTTGTCCCGCGTCATGCTGTCAATCAGGTCGCGACCGAAGGCGACAACGCCATCCGCAAACTCTTCGGTGGCAACAATCGTATTCAGATAGAACGCCGTGAAATATGCGGCGGTAGCCTGTCCGTCATCGATCTCGGTTCCAGATGCCGAGAAATCAACCTTGTAGGTGGCCGCTGCAAGATCAATGTCGCTAACAGTCAAGGTGACGAATGCCATAATAAGTTACTCCAGTTACAGGCAAAGTTATCCTCCAGAAGAAGGACATGCCTTCTACAGGAGACGCAGCTTGTCGAGAAAGCGCATCTGGAACTCTTGGATCGCGTAGGGCTCTTGGCCCGGCGCGGCCCGCCGATTGGTGATTTTTTGACCTGCTGGGAGCTTCGCAATCAATTCGTCAATCAGAGCTTCGGATTCGTGTTCCCCCTCAATGGGCTTGATCCAGTCGGCCGTGATGCCAAAGCATACACCACCGGCGGCTTCAACGGCCCGCATTTCATTGGGGAAGCGCACATCAGTGATCACGGTGTCCCGTCCACTGGTGAGCCCTATCGCAGTGCTGATCCAGAGATCATCTGCGATGAGTTGGCGACCCCATTCCGTCCCCAAAGTCTGCATCGCAAACCTTGGTGTTTGACCCGAAAGGTAGGAAGTCGGCATCTCTTTGAGATCGCCTTCTACCATTCGTTCGACAGTCTGAGCATCAAGACCACGATAGGTCAAGAAACATCTCAGCATGTCTTTCAAGGCCCCCGCAAACTTGACGTTCTGGTAACCCTGAGACAGCAGCACGAGGGCCGCTGTATCTTTGCCTGATCCCTTCCGACCTAGTAGGCCGATGAGCTTCGGTGCCGATGTCATGCTTCTGATACTTTCTCTAACATGGCGCAAGTGGTCACGGTAGTCCGTGCAAAATTAGCGCTGAGTTGATGGAACCTGATAGTCAAACTGGCGGTTTTAAGCCATTTCTCATGCGACAATGACCAGTCGTTCTGCCGCACGAGTGATGGCCGTGTAGAGCCATTTGTCGGCATCTTCCCGGAACGAACCCGAATCATCGTGAACGATCACTTCATCCCACTGACTGCCTTGCGCCTTGTGGCAAGTGATCGCCCAGCCGAAGTCAAGCTGGTGGTCATTGATTCGCGAACGGAAGGCCCGGTCCTTGGTCGTGGTGGCGAAGTTCTTGACGCGGCCGAAATGCTCTTCCAGAAGTCCTTGGTAGCAGAACATCGAATAGGCTTTGCCTTCCTCATCGCGAATCTTCGCAAGGAAACGGTCGGCACCATCAGCAGCCATTCCGTGATCCTCAGCGGAGAAAACTTGTGTCCCGTTGACGAGATTCGGATAGGTCCGACTGTTGCGGCACATGATCAGCGGCTCACCCTTGTGGGGCAAGGTATCGAGAAAGCCGCCTTCCTTGCGCATCTTGCTGGTCTGCTTCCAACGGTTCTTGTTGGTGCCGACGATCACCTGAGCATCCCGATCCAGATCGAGTGTGTAGATGTCCTTTTTCGCCGGCACGATCAGAACACCGTTACCGTAGTCACCATAGTCACCCCGCTGGCCCTTGCGAACCAGAGTGGCAAGGTGGATGATCGGGTTGTCGGCAGCCTGCCGGTGGACTTCGGTCAGGAAGGCATCCGGGGAACCATTGAGAAAGCCGGGGTCTTCACCAACCGGTGGAAGCTGGCCGGGATCACCCATCACGAGGATGGGAATCTCGAAGTCCATGAGGTCTTCGGCCATCTGCTCACCGACCATGGAGCCTTCGTCCACCACAATGAGGTGGATGTCAGACTGCACGAGACGCGAGTCGGGGTTGAGTGAGAAGCGGAGATCGTTCAGATCGTAGGCGCGATCGAGGTCACGGGTGAGGATGTGAATCTTCTTCTCGGCTTCGTGGAGATCAGCCTTCAAGTTGCCCGACGGCGGAGCTACGCTACCAGCCTTGAGCATGGTGACGAAGGTCTTCATCTCAGCCAACTCGCGCTCCAGCGCCTCGGCCTTCTGCGGCTTTGGCGTGTAGATCAGCGAGTGGATTGTCGAAGGGTAGACGTTGATGCCTTGAGCCCGGAGCTTGGTTCCCATGACCTTGGCGGCCTTACCAGTCGGCGCACAGAAGGCCACCTGTTCAGGATCAAGCCCAAGGGCGTCTAGGATGTCAGGCAGGATGGTGGACTTACCGGTGCCTGCAAATCCACACATCACGAACACCTGCTTCATCGCGGTGCTGTTCTTGAACCATTCGCGGATGCGGCGCACGGCGTCTCCCTGCTGTGGGGAAAGCTCGAACATTGGAGTTCCTTAGTCGAAGGTGACCTTGACTTTGTAATTGACATGCTCACCGTTTACCCGGTGAAGGGTATAGGCAATCACTGTAAACAACATCATCAAGATGAAGGGCACAATGATCGATACCACCGTCACCGGGTAAGACAGGAGTCTGAGGATCAGCTTGAACGCAAACCGCCCCGCTCCCTTGACTTTCTCAGGCTCGTTAATCCAGTAAAGGAGGGTCCCGGCGAAAAGCACGAGAATGCTGAGAGCGAGCATGAGGGTCTGGAGAGAGGAGTCGGTCAGGACCATAGCGTGATCAGTCAGCCTTCGCGGCAGCCGACGTGGGTGTCGGAGCTTCGCTCGCGGTGGTGCGAATCTCGAACAGTGCGAGACCCGACGACAGGAGATCACGGAACTCCTGTTCGGCGATCACGAGCGAGCCACGACCACCGACGTTCACCGTGTAGGTGACAGTCGGAACGTTGGGACCGAAGATCGCTTCGATGAACACATTACGGCCCGGTCCTTCGATCAAGGCGGCCTGAATGAAGATGCCCGGATGCTTTTCGTAGGGCTGGGTAATCGACGCCTCGGGAAGACGCGTGATGAAATCGAAAGGGTTGGCGACCTGATTGGTCATGCTCTGTCTCCTGTGAGTGATGGGCGATGGGGAGGCGCAGAGGCGTGGGTGCGCCTCCCCATCTAACCGTTAGTCGAAGTTGCGGACCCGGCGACCACCACCGGCGGCACCACGACCACGACGGGGAGCGGGAGCTTCCTCCTCTTCCTCTTCGACCGGAGCAGCGGCAGCCCGACCACGGCGGGGAGCAGGAGCTTCTTCCTCCTCTTCCTCGACCGGAGCAGCAGCCTTACGACCACGACGCGGAGCAGGAGCTTCGGGCTCGTCTTCCTCCTCTTCTTCTTCGACAGGAGCAGCGGCACGGCGACCACGGCGCGGAGCAGGGGCTTCTTCCTCCTCCTCTTCCTCAACCGGGGCAGCAGCGCGACGACCACGGGCCGGAGCCGGTGCTTCCTCTTCCTCTTCTTCCTCGGGCGGCGGAGCGATCGCCTTCTTCTTCTTGGCGGCCGGTGCCGGCTCTTCGAAGTCGTCTTCGTCGTCGTAATCACCGTCACCAGTGAGCCCGGCCAGTTCTTCGGCCGTCATCCAGCCAACGATCTTGAGAACCGGCGACCATTTGATCTTGCCGTGCTTCTTGACCTTGGGCACGTAGGATTCCGCACCGAGTTCGATGATCGGAAACTCGCCGGGGTGCTGGGCAAACACGCGACCGTAAGCGGCCGAGAGCTTGCGAAGCTGGCGGACCTGACCACCGGTGGAAGTCTTCCAGAGCAGCGGGGTGCCGACGGCTTCGTCCTGATCGTCGGTGCCATAGCTCTCCAGAACGAGGCTGATGGAAGCGGCTTCGCGCCAACCATCGTCATCGTCATAGGGTCCATGATCTTCCAGTTCATGTTCCATCGGCGGCTTGCCATCGACCACGGGAACGAGGATTTCTTCCTCGACCGCGCTCTCGACCCAGCACATCCAGCCGAACGCGAGGGTTCCCATGTCACCGACGACGCGGCTCTTTGCGGGAAGGTCTTCGTCGTCCTGACCGAACGACCAGCGGCCGTCGTTGCCATTGAACTTGAGGTAGGCACCGTCTGCCACACCCTTGCCGGCTTCCGCCCAAGGGTTTGCACCGGTGGTAGCGACATCACGGCCGCCGGACTGAGGAACAAGCTGTCCCATAGTTACTCCATTTTTAGAGGGGGTTTCCGGGCGACCCGCCCGGCGAGGGCAGATTAGTCCTTGAGGACGCTCTTGAGCTTGGCGAGGACCTTGGCCGCTTCGACAGCCTTGTCGATGTCGGCGCGAACTTCATCGATCGCCTTGTCCGCTTCTTCACGGATGCTGCTGATCTGGGCTTCGGCGTCGGACAGCACGTCTTCGATCCGCTCTTCGAGAGCGTTCACGGTTTCGTCGTTCTGAGCGAGGAAGATGTCGAGCTTGGCATCAAGCGCGACCACGAAGGCGACAAGCGAGTCGCTGCTGCGTGCGATGAAACGCAGCAGCCAAGAGTTGAGTGTGTTCATGTCGGGAGAACCTTTCGGAAGGTGATTCGGTATTGGTTGTTCAGAGGCATTCTAGCTACACACCGTTAAGGTTAATGTCAAGCCAAAATGTCGGTGGTGGATAATTAAGCGACGAAGGGCGGCTGACCATCCTTGGACTTCCACGAGATACCGAGGTAGCCGCGCTCGGGGCGATGGGTCACACCGTCCTTATCGACAACCCGGTGCCCGCCGTCGGCAAGCAGGTAGAGTGTCACTGGCCGGTTGATGCGGAACTTTGCACCATTGGCGTAGCTGTAGGTCCGGTAGTCTTCCGAGGAAATATCCACGATCGTCCACGGGGTGATGTCGGGATCAACCGCACTGGTATCCATGTTATGCGTCCTTGAGTTTGACGGTCAGGCGCTCGTATCCGTTGCCTTCGCGTTGGTAATCATCGATGCTCTTCCCCAAGTCTTGGAGATCAGCGGCAAGCGAAAGAGTGTCGAGCGACTTCTTGCCCGCACACCACGAGTTGCTGATGGTGAAACGGTCATCACCAACACCCTTGGTATCGTGTTCACGGAGAATTTCCTTGATCTCTGCTTCGATCACCTTCTTCTCGTGTTCTGCTTCCTTGGCGGTAGCAGCAAATTCCTTCTGCCGGCCGGCAAGCAGCACCAGACGATCGAGGATCGCCGGGTCTTCGATCTTGCGCTTGGCCTTGGGGAAGTTCTCACCGGTGGTGAAGGCGCACTCCTGTGTGAACTCACACAGATTGCACTCACCACTAATCTTGCCCTCAGCCATCAGATCGGCCGGGTTCTCAGCCGCGAAGATCATCTTGGCGCGCTGCTTGGCAGCCTCGTAGATTTTCGGATCGCGTTTGACGACGTAGGGACGGATGTCCGAAAGCCACGATGCGTTGAAGTAGACGATCACCGCATACTCCGGTCGGAACTCAGTGAGTTCGTGGATGAGGCCCATCTGGACCTGAACCTGACCGACGTGGATTTCCTTGGCTTCCTTGATGTTGGCGCGGGGATCGAACGACTTGTATTCGATCACCAAATCCTCGGACAGGATGTCATCGATACCAAGCTGAGCCAGCGCATCCGGATCGAGCCCGGTTGCCAGACCGTCCGGTGTTGCTGACAGGCGGCCCTTACGAAGGGTTTCCTGTTCATCACCGGCGTAGAGCAGTTCCGCGCCTTCGGTCATGATCGCTTGTGTCGCTGGGACAGCGAAGAAGTTTTCGATGATGTCACCGCGCTTGGCGGCACCCCAGTCTTGTTCGTGATCGTCATCCGGATCATACTGGAACTTCTTGAAGTGGACCTTCCTCAGGCAAGAGAAAGCTTCCGACGCACCGACCGATGCGTTGCGGTCATACTTCCATTCCTTCTCGTTGGAATCCGAGAAGGCTTGGAACATGCCATCGAAATTGAGCGCAGCCATTACACCACCATCTCAGTCTTGAGCCCATACTTGCGGCTCGTTAGGTTGAACTTCTGGGCGACACAGGAGCCGGCGTGGAGATCGAAGCAACGGGCCAGTCGGAAGACATAGACCACCACTTCGTTGAGGTTTCGGTTCAGGTCTTCGAGTGAGCCACGAGCGCCTACCATTCCGAAGCGTTCGCGCTCTTGTTTCTTGATCGTGTTGGAGACCATTCCGACCTGAATCGCCAGATCGAGCATGATGTCCTTCGGCATACCGAACAACGGAATTTCCGGCTCCAGATTGAGTTCGAGATCGCAGCGCAGAGCAATGAGATCGCAGCAGATAATCACATCACCAATCTCTTGGATGAGCGCTTCCTGATCGGAGCCGCCGAAAAGAATATCGGTAGCCGCTTCGATCAGTTCACCAGCTTCACCGGCAAGCTCATTGCCCGCATAGGACAGGGTGATGTCGCCGCCGGTATCCCACTCAGCTTGGCGAGCGCGATTGGCATCACGTAGATTGGTGAACTGGGTCATCACTCGTCCTCATCTTCTTCGTCATCGTCGGCGTCGAAATCGGACTCACCAAACATGATGTCCTCATGCCGACCACGAAACTTCGCAAAGTCCTTGAACAGTTCGAGCAGCGGGATGAAGTTCTGGATGACATCCATGGTGGGATCGGTGGCGACCATACTCTCGGCGTGGTAGCGTTCGGTGACATCGATCTCGCCGTCTTGGAATATCACCAGAACTGGTTCATCCTCGGCACCTTCGTTGACCGTTTCCGAGATGGTGAAATAGATCACACCATCTGACACATCGAGATCATCTTCGTCGCCCATTTCGAAGTGGATCATCACGAGGACGAATACTTCGGAGAACGCGTGATGGCTGTGGAAGCTATCGTTACCTTCTTGGATCGCATCCACGTCACCAGCGAATGCGACTTCCCAGTCACCATTTTCGTAGACGACCACGACTGGCGTGCCCGGCAGATCAGCGGCTGGAATTGTTGTATTGAGAGTGAGCAGTGATGCGGTCATTAGAGGACTCCCAACCCCTTGGCCGTGCTGAGGACGATGGTCCGGAACAGGCGGTCCTTGAACTGCTGCTCTGGCGGTAGCTCTTCGAACGGAACCATGCAGGGGTGCGTCTTGGCTTCCGGGTCCTTGACCTCGCCGTAGACCCAGCCATCGGTGACCTTCTCACGCATCCACGATTCATGGCTGGCGCTATCACCAGCGTCCGGGTTGCCGACCACGAAGCGCACACCGGCGATCGCGGAATCCTGCTGCCACTTGGGAGCGTCTTCCCATGCTGGTTGGCTGGTGTCGCCATTGTATTCGCACCATGCGCGATTGGCTTCGTGACATACCCGTGCGAGATTGACAGCAGCGGTGCCGGAAATATAACCCATTGTGTTTACCTTAATGCTGGAGATTTATGAGCCGTCGTCGTCGCGGATCAGGTGGAATGAAGCCTGCTCTTGCGTCTTGAAGGTACCTCGAAGAGCGTGGGTGAACAAGCTCCGGAAGTAGAAAGTGCCACGCTGATGGCCGTTGTATTGGTCGGGGACCTCGAACACCTGCCCGATCGGGAAGTGTAGTTCGGGATCGATACGGGAGAGATTATTCGACACGGATCATGTCCCAATCATCGTAGCCGAGAACGGCTGGGATAATACGAACAGTCTGCAACGCCGCATCGACAGCGGAACGAAGAGACTGGTTGTGGAAACTGTAGCTCTGCGTGACGGTCTCGATAGCGACCCGTGCGATTGCCTCAGCTTCATCTTCATCGGTGGTTATGCCCAAACACTTCCACCCTTCGCCGTTGGGGTTACGACACATCACAGCCCAAACGCTCTCTTGCACGATCATCAGGCAGCTTCTCCCAGCGCCATGAACTCCTCGTAGAGAGCCGGGGTGATCTTGCCGGCTCGTTCCAGCCGTCGGACTTCCTTGTCGAAGGCACCCAGCGCGACCAGTTCATGGAACACCTTACGGGTCCACGAAATATCGACGATAGCGGAGTGAGCGTTTTCCATCTCGACGCCGAAGAAGAAGGGAACCGCTTCCTCCAGCTTGGGCCACTTGTAGTTGGTGCTACCGACCCGGACGACTCCCTTCTTGGGAATCTTGCAGATCGGTGTGGCGGTCTTCATCGTGCAGAGGAAGGGCGATCCGGCGAAGACATCACTCGGCGTCTTGTGGTTCGGTCGGAGGCGAGCGTATTCACCTTCCATCACCTTGGTATCGAAGGCGGTGTTGTGACAAACGATCAGGTCGGCATGTTCCGCTGCGATGATGAACATCTCGACCGCATCGGCGATCGGGATACCCTGCTCTTCGCACATCTCGGGCGTGATGCCGGTGACTTCCATAGCCTTGTGTGAGATGATCGAAGGCGGAAGTTCGCCGGTGGGGTCTTCGTGGAGATACCAGTTGTCGGGCTTGATGAGGGCGTCGAGCGTGATGACATCAACGCCGTGGCGTTCGAGGATGAAACCAAGCTGCGTGATATTCGGCTGGTGGGTCTCACCAGTCTCGGGGTCCTTCCGGGGTAGGCCGGTGGATTCCACGTCGAAGAAGAGGATGTTCATGTCGGGGAGAACCTTGTTGTCCAGACTGCGTTATGTCAAACTGTCTGTGATGTCAAGTGAAAATGGCGGTCAGCGCGAAAAAGGTGGCTGGGCAGGGTCGTAGGCCGGGCCTATCGGGGAGCGAATAGGTGAGCCCTCCGGCGAGCGGACAATCGGCCCCGGTGTGATGTCCACACCTGAAATGGGGAAATCGATCACCAGCTTGGGGATAGGCATGTTGAGTTCGCGGAGCTTCTTGAGCCCTTCGATCAAAGCATCCACTTGCTCCCCGGTGAGAACCAAGCATCCTTCGGTCTGGCCGGAAGCAACCGATCTGATTTCAAACAGACCGGCCCCATCAACGTTCGGGCTGAGTGCGAGGTAATCACCGCTATCATCATCGTAGAGACGCAAGGCATATTCGGTGGTGAGCTTCACAGGAAATACTCCAGAAGAAAGATGATCAGGCCCACCACAGCCGCAACGAACAGTGCGACAAGTTTACTGGGCGTGCTACGAGAACAATCCGGATAATCGGACCACCCATGTGGATTGGTAAGGCTCAGATTATACAGAAGATACAAGGCAAGCCCTGCGACGACGATAACGATGGCAGGTTCGGTCATTGTGTTTCCTTAATGTTACTTTCGCTGTAGCTATGACGTTCTCTGAACGGACGTTCGTAACTTCCTCGGATCACAACATAGTCTCCGGGGATATACCCATTGCATTTATACCGGCTACGGGGTTCAGGATTATTTGAACCCAAAGCGATATGTCTTTTCCCTATCAGTTTATCAATAGGAAAGCACCATAGATGAGTTCCGACTACCCATAGTTCATCGATCTCATCAGGAGTGTATCCATTAAGATGAGATTTAGTTAGAAGTGGGCATCTCTCGTAAGCAAAGTGACCATCACCAAACTTAGACCACTGCGCTGTCTTTACCTGCACACGCACAGCCTTACCTTCTTTAATGTATACGAGGTCGGCTCGGGACTGGGATGCGATTGACATATGGACATCAAAACCTTTAGCTGCCAGATGGGAGGCAACTAAAAGTTCTGATGCTAATCCTAAAGCGGCTGTATCACGAAGCATTAGTGTGTCTCGTGCCAAGCATAACCACACGAAGCTGACGCGTCAACTGGAAGAGCAAAGTTAAGGTAATTACCAGCTTCTAATGCAGCCTTGACACAGACTTCCATGACTTTTTCTTCAAGACCTTCTCTACAAGCAATTTGAATCTCATCGTGGACCCAAGCGCAGAATACGAAATCTTTGTCCCAACCATATTCAAGACCTTCTTCATATAGCATATCTTCCACAAAGATCAGCCACCAGTTGGCGATCGTGGCACCCATGCCTTGCAGGTCGGTGTTGAGAGCCGCGTGCTTGGAGCGCACGAACAGACGACGGCCATCCAGACCTTCGAGGAACTTACGTCCGGCTTGACGCTGGATGTCACGGATCACCTTGTTCAGGGCCGGCAAGTTCTTGAGGAACTTCTGCTTGAGTTCCTTACCAATCTTTGCCTGTTGAACTGGGCTTGAAAGAGGAGAAATAATCTTACCAATCTTCTCGTCGCCCGCCCCATAGAGGAAGGCGTAGATAAAGGTCTTGGCCGTGTCACGCATATCCAGCCCGGCGAGGCGCTGGTTTTCAGAGTGGATGTCACCTTCGAGCAGAACCTGCCCGTAAGCACCACCGTCATACTTCGCCATTTCATGTGCGAGGCAGCGAAGCTCGATACCAGCCAAGTCAGACCCGACAAGCTTGAAGCCTTCATAGACCGTAAACAGCGAGCGGCACTCGTAGCCCCAGCCGCCCTTGAGCCCGAGAATGATGACTTCGACGATCAGATCGCCATCATCATCACGCTTGAAGAACGGCTCGCCATTTTCATCAACGGACTGAGCAAGCTCCTGCCAGTTATCGCAGCGCCGTCCCTTGTGCATCACAAGCACCGGACCACCCTTGAAGATGGCATTCGGGCGGATGATACCGGTCGGCTTGGTGATCGGCTTGAGCGCAGTGATCTTGGGCTTTTTCTTGCGGACGGCCGGGACCTGTGCAAGGTTCGGGAATGCGTGCGTCGCACGGGTGGTGACCGCGCCGCATGGGTTGACGTAGGCGTGGATGCACCCGGTGGTAGGATTGTAGACCTTGAGCCACGCCTGCTTGCCGTCAGCCAACTGGCCCATCAGCTTGCGGATCGCGAGCAGATCGGCAAGGTCTTCGGCGACCGGGAACTTCTCGACGATCCGGCGAAGGATCACGTCGTTCGCTTTGACGTTACCCTTCTCGGTATAGTCCTCATCCTCAGGCTCCCAACCAAGCTCTTGCAGTCGGTCGGTAATCTGGGGGCGTGATGTCGGCTTGAACTCCTGCCAGATGATCGGCGTGAAGTGTGCCCCGGCGCTGTAACGAGCGCGGAGCGGGTCCTTGAAGTTCAGTGCATCCTTTGGTTTGGTCTCGGGGTAGCCATACCACCGGCGGTCAGGGACCAGTTCATCCATCTCGGCGCGTTGCTTGGCGATCGCTTCGCTGGCCGACAGATTGGAATCGAACTTGATCTCAGCGGTTCCCCAGAAGTCAGGGAACTCGCCGCCGTTGACGTTCCGGCCGATCGGTGCTGTGTCCATCCGCTTCTTCGGGATGAAACGACCGGGGAAGGAGATCGCGAGCTTGGCTTCGAGATTGGCTTGCTCGACCGTGAGTTCTCCGGCCAGCATCTTGGCGCGTGGTGCGTCGAATGGGAATCCGTTCTCCTGCTGCCGGGCCATGAGATCACCGAGACGGTGCTGCACATAGACAGCATCAGGGGAAGCCTCGCGGCTCTCGATCATCTTGACCAGAAGGCAGGTGACCTCTACGTCATTGACGCAGTATTCTTCCAGTTCTTCGGTCCACGTCCCCCAGACCCAGAGACGCATTTCCTCGGAGTCCTTGAGGTAACCCCGTTCGAGACCGATCGCTTCTTTGATCGCCTTGTAGTCGCCCTTATACATGCCGAGACGTTGGCCCCAGCTATCGAGCGTGTGCTTGCCGATCAGCTTACCTTCGAGCTTGCCGCCTTCGAACAGACGGAAGTCCTTGTCCTTCTGGTCGGGGAACATCAGACGAGCGAGGATCAGCGTGTCGCGGATACGTGCTTGCGGCTGGTATCCGAAGAGGATTTCCAGCATGGGAATGTCGTAGGCCACGATGTTGTGGCCCCAGATTTCCTCAGCGTCGTCGAGCAGCGCGAACAGCTTGTGGATCGTGTCCTCGCGCTTGTTCTTGCGGAACACCCACCGCTGGCCGGTGTCATAATCTCGGACCGCGACGCAATGGCAGACCGTGACTTGCTCAAGCAGGCCATCGGTTTCCGCGTCGAATACGAGACGACGATATTTTTTCGGCTTGAGCTTCAAGGGGACTACCTATCGGAGGAAGGTTTTGTTAACCACAAAACGCCGTCACTGTCAATTCAAAATGTCGGTCACGGACAGCAGCGAGGCGATCCGCCGCAGACATTTGCGTAGTGACCAAACTCGAAGTCCTCGGGTTCTTCCGGCCATTCGGTTGCCTTATCGCAGACGTTGCAGCAGAAGAACAGGATACCATTGTCCTCCCACAATCCGTCTGGGAGTTCATCAGGCGTAGAGGTCTGGGTCATCATCGTTTCCGTTCATAGCAGACAAGATAATGAAAGCACAGACGATGATGCTCACCCAGAGCAAGGCGTCCGTGATCTTTTCAATGAGTTCAAATGTCGAGGGCAAGTTGGCCTCCATCAGTAAAGTCGTGTTCTTCTTCGTCCACCGGATCATCGTATTTGATGTAGCCGGCATTGATCGACATATTGCGGCCGATCTCCTCGAAGAAGCCGTGGTAGCCGTAATCGTGGCAAACGACTTGACCGTTAAGCATTCCGAAATTGGCGTAGTGGATGTCGTGGAGAACCGACGGGATGACACCGCCTCTTGTCCGCATCAGGGCTGCCTTGAAGTCCTTGTCGCACTTGAAGGGCTCTGTCCGTCTCTGGGTTAAGACATTCCCGTAGGGATCGATGTCTACGCAAGGTGCGAACCAGTCAGAGATCGGCCATTCCTTCATCTCCTGCCAGACCAGCCATTCGGTCTGGTTGTGGAATGTCCGGGCGGTGGTCTCGACTTTCATCACAAGCGTCGGGTCATGGATAACCTCGTAGACTTCACGAGATGCCCCAGCGCCAATGCATTTTCCCAAGAACATTGTGAGGATGGAGTTCTTGAGCGGGTCCACGTAATTCCAAGGATTGCTCATCGGTCTCTTGGTTCCTCCATGACATCCATAAGCATCTCATCGATCTCGACGATGCTGGACAATCCGTTGTCCATCTGGATGGCGATAATCATGCGTGGAACCTTCCCTTGTTGAGCGTGATGATCGTCCGCTTGCCGTTTTGATACGTGATGATGTGGCTGTGCGACCACGACGAAGGGCCCTTGTTGTAACCCATGTCGAGGCTACCAGAGACGCCACCAACGTAGGCACCATCGCGGATGGCCGGGCTGTGGGTGTGGCCGGTATTCGACTTACGGCCTGATCGGCTGATCGCCAGCGGCGAACCCCGCGACCCGTTTGGTCCAAGGTGGCCGTGCATACCGCATTCGATGTCGCCGCAGATGATGAAAGACTGATCTTCGTTGCAGAACACAACGTCCTCAGGTGTTCCCATCTCCCGCATGACTTGCTGGAACACGTCCGGCGAACTGTTCCCGGCCTGCATCTCCATGTAGAGCCACTTCTGGCAACTCAGGAAGAACAAGGCGTTCTCAGGATCATCACGATAGTCGGCCGTCTTGAGCCACTTGAGAAGGGCTTGGTCGTGGTTGGATTCCACAATCACTGACGTGCAGTCATCCCGATGAATTTGCTTGATGAACTCAGCGCAGCCATTCAAAGCCAACTGGACATTGTTGTTCTGTCCGCCGCGAGTGTGGGCAGCAAACCGGAAGTGGTGGTCCTTGATGTTGTGGTGGTTGCGCGGCGAGAAGTCGCTGAGGTCGTGGAAGAACTCATACTTCGGCCGCAGCCGGTGGATCAGCGGCAGCGGGCGCGGATCGTGTGGGTCTCGGAAATTGTCGATGTCCCAAGCTTCCTGCGACGGGACATGGTATCCCCACGTCAGCATGGCGACTTCGTGATCCAGCTTTTCGTGGTGAATGTCACCATAGCTGATCGCTTCGACGCGGTGATTGGTCGTCACACCTTGGCTGGTGACATAGCGATCGAGATCGTAGAACGAGCCATTCTCAAGATCGGTGGTCAGCAGGTGCCGGCAGTAGGTAGCACCGTCCGGAGTCATCTCGACCAGCACGGCACCAATCTGGTGGTGGAAGGTGGCCTTGATACCGGCCTTCTTGCGGACGTAGTTCGGTAGCGTGACCGAACCCGTGGTCATCAACTGCTTGGCACGCTCGTGCTTCATCGTCGCCACCGATTCCAACTGGACCTTCGGGTGCGGGAAGACGCCCCAGCGAGCGCGGGTGTAGGTGGCGAAACCAGACAGTGGGGTAACAGCCGTCGGTAGCGTGTTCATCTCGCCGCAGAAATCCACTTCGTCGCCCAGCCGCACGCGGTCATGAACGATGAAGTCATCCACAGACGGGTGGAAGCCGACTTTGGATGAACGGGTGTCGTGATCCTCGAACAGCTTCTTGCTGTAGGTGAACCCTGAAACGATGATCTCACATTCGCCCAGCCAGTGGGCGTAGACATTTAGCGCGTTCCAGAAGTCCTCGTGGATGTCCGAACTGTCTTGAGCCGAAGTCAGGATGAAATAGCGAGTGTGATCCAGCGGTTCGTAAACCGTCGGCCGGAGCGGACGGTTCGATGAGAACACGAACTCGATCTGTTCACCGAGGTCTTCCTGCACTGCAATGTTTCGCTTCATGCGATAACGCAGTGTGGACTCGGCGATGTTGAGGGCGCGGGCAGCCGGGCGGATACCGCCGTGCTGGGCGACCAGTTCAAGATATTCCATGGGACCTCAGTTCAGAACGAGCGGGCCGGACTTCGGCTGGCCGGGCTTGGGTGCAAAATCGGGATGGGAGTAAGCGATGCCGGCAGCACCGGCCTTGTGACGCCAGTCCCAGACGAACCACGAATAGTTGTGGCGCGGCGATCCGGTGGAGCCAGCAACCCAGCGCGGGCGCTTGGAGACCACGATTTTCTTGTGGAAGGGTGGGAGACCGAACAGTGGCATACGCCCCTTCGAGCAGTCGTATTCGTTCCGCAGGAACATCGCGACTTGACCCTTGACCGGCTGCATGAGCTTGAGGGCGTGCTTGATGAACTCTTCCGGGAGATCACCGGCGTAGGGTGGATTGGAAACGATCGCCTTGATCGAGGGATCAGGCAGCTTGTCCATCTTGAGGAAGTCACCGATCGTGAAGCGATCTTCGTAACCATAATCGATGATGTCGCTCGACCAGACAGTGTGGCCGAAGTCCGTCAGACGCTGCGAGATGTCACCCTTGCCGGCCGCGCATTCCCAAACGTTGGGATGGATGTTGACGTGCTGGAGAAGGCAGTCCACGTTCTCCGGCGGCGTGCAGTAATGATCTGCTTCGATCCGCTCGTATCCGGAGTCGCCAAGCATGGCGGCGTCCTTCTTCTCCAGCGCCTTGCGTCGGATCATTTCCTCGGCGATCGCGAGAGGAACGCCCATTCCCATTGCGATCTCCTCAGCGGTTCCTTCGCGCCAGTTCAGTTCAGGTAGCGATGTCATGTTATTCCTCGGAACTCAGCGTGGTCATCATGACACCCGCTTCTTGAAAAATGGCGCGTGTCGCGGCGAGGCTGTTTCCCCACCGTTCAAGCTGTTCTGGTGTGGGCTCAGGGCTCACAACGCGGGTGATCCCAGCCTGCACGACGAAGACGGCGCACCGGTCACAGGGAGTGAACGTGCAGTAGAGAGTGCAGCCATCCACCGGCCCATGGGCATTGAGAATGGCGTTCATTTCCGCGTGAACGATGCGGCTGTATTTGGTCTCCCGATCCTCATAGAGAGACGGGTGATCTGACATGCCACGGGGGAAGCCGTTATAGCCGACGCTGATGACCGTGTTGTTGGGCCGGACGATCACAGCCCCCACCTTGGTGGAAGGGTCCTTGCTGGCTGTGGCGATGTATTGTGCCATGCCGAGATAGAACTGATCCCACTTGTCGATGCGGTAGGCTCGGCGCATGATCTCGTCTTCGTAATCGAAGCGAGGGTCTACATCGCTCCGGCCGATCGGTGGGGGACAGCAGTTCACTTGGCGGCCTTGTTGGCGATGTCCAGCTTCACTTCGGGCGGCAAGCCGTCCATCACCGCCTTGACCATGCGGTCCACCTTCTGTTCCAGCAGCCGGATTCCGGGAGTAGGGACACGCGACTTGTCCGCTTCCTCGTAAACCTTAACGATCGCATCGGACAGCATGGTGAGGTCGTCAGTGCGGGAGATGTCGGCGTCGATGATCGCGCCCTCGGGGAGAATGGGCGATGCGAGGCGGATATGGATGTTCACAGGAGAAATCCTCTCTTGGTGTATTCCAAAGGCTCGTAGTTGCCTTCGGTTTCGATGATGGTCTGGTAGCGGCGAATGAAGCGGTCCTTGGCTTCCTTGGCCGACCAAACACGGAACTCTGGAACCACGTTGTGGATCGAGATTCGGGGGTGGTCTTGCTCGTTGGTGTATGGCACCACCGGTGGCCCCATGAGTTCGTCCCGTTCAAGAAACACCATCATATTGTCCACACGGCGGACGCATTCCCGGATCGCTTGATCCACCGGGCAACGGAGTTCTTCGATGATATGCTCCATCAGGGCATCTTCGCCGTCCTTGTATCCGTTGACCGAATACTTGACCGGGCGAACCAGATCAGCGAACCCATACCCTTCTGGCGCGTCATGGATCAGGCCGTATAGAGCCGGTGAACCGGACAGTGACCAATCCCACTTGGGGACCAGTTTCTTGCGGTTCAGGGCGCAAATGTCAGCGACGTGAACCGAGTGCTGGGCAACCGAGTAGCGGACAGGATCACCGTAGCGATCGGCAGTCTGGCCGCCCCAGCGGGGCATCACAGCCAACGTATGAGCGATCGTCTCGATGTCGATCTCGTTGCCCGGATGCTTCGGCTGGAGCGGCCAGAAGTAGCGCCCCTTGTAGATTTGGATCGCCCCTTCGAGGCTCGATACCTTGGCTACTGCCCGGTTGCGATTGATCCGGGCTTGCCACTGGCTGTCAGAGAGACACACAGAAGGCTTCGCCTGTGTCGGGTGGTTGAGCATGTGGGGTTTTCCTTGGTCGGGATGGACACTGTTAAGCAGAAATGCCGGTCAGTGTCAAGCGATAATGTCGGTGCCTGCCTCAGTAACCCGGAGCCGGGGTGTGCAGAAGACCGTCCACATAAAGACGCGGCGTCTCGACATCGACCGACAGAACAGCGAACGAATTGTCGAGAGCAGAGGACGACATTGCGCACGGAGTCACGTTGTCTGTGATGTAGGTGATCTTGGCGATCGCCGCTCGGCCGGTGTATTGACCAGTCCGGGGATCGAACTCACGCAGCAGCATCCGATCGCCGATGGCATAATCCCGATCGCGCTTGTCCCGCATGTCGTGCTTCTTGCGTCCCACGATCATCTCTTCGAAGAACCACGGCCACGACTTCACTTCGTAATCATATTCCATATCAGTTTCCTTCCTCATTCATAATCTGCAATGATCTTGGCGACTTCATCCTCATCGTAGAGGACTTCGCACTCGCAATCACATTCCGGACAGAACCCAAGGTCCATCGGCATGGGACGGGTCGGGTGTTCGTTCAACTCGGTCACTGGACCAATCCAGCCGCATTGACCACATTCAGTGAACCACATAGGTCATCTTCCCATCTTCATTGTTGGTTCGATACCATCCACACCTTCTTGGATCATCGAAATACGATCCACCAGTGTCTGGATGGTCAAGGCGTCGATGGTGCCATCAACGACCAAGAAGTGAATCAGCACGTTGTGTTCAAGGCCGATCCGGTGGGCCCGGTCTTCGCACTGTTCCATGTCGCCGGGAACCGACCACATCTCCACGAACACGACGACGGTGGCTTCCGTCAGAGTGTGGCCGACGCCGCCGGCCTTGAGGTTGCACAAGATGACATTGCATTCTGGATCGGGAGCGATCCGGGCATCCTTGTCACCTTGGAATCGCAGCTTCTCAGCTTCGACTTTCTTGGCACCCATCCCACCAACGATCCGGGCGGCCGTGGGGAACTTAGCGTGAAGTTCCGAGATCACGTCCTTGTGGATCGCGAAAACGATTACCTTCTCACCGGCGTCTACGAGCCGCTGGATGTGTTCGGCCGCCATCGGCACCTTGGACAGCGCGAGATCACGGCGTGCCTCTGAGTAGGCCGCAAAGCCCGGTGCAAGCTCCCCTACGTCAAGGTCGTCGATCTCCGGCGCATCGAAGCCTTGAGGCAGGATGGTCGCCATTGTGTCGAGGATAAGAGCCGGGTCCACTTCTTCGAGGACCAGCTTCTTGTTGTATTCGATCCCGGTGTTGGCCGCGTCGAGCATGGCGAGCGCGTCGGTGAACTTGTCACGCTCGGTCTTGATGGTCTTCTTCAAGCCCTCAGGCGGAAAGACGATCACCTGTCTCGTCTTGCTGGGTAGGTCTTTCAGCACGTTGCTCTTGAGGCGGCGAATCATGAACGCCCGGCGAAGCTTCTCGTTGAGTTCGGACAGGTTCGAACCACCGGTGGCTTGTAAGCCGAACGGAGACATCACACCATCGCAATACGTCATGGCGAAGTCTTCCCAGCACTTCCCCAGACCCTCAGGATCGAAGTCGCGGATCATCGTCCACATATCCTTCGGCTGCTTCATCATCGGAGTCCCGGTGAGCATCAGCCGAATGTTCGCTGGTAGGCAGGGAAGCTTCCGGGTGCTACCCACCCGTTGTTTCATCCGCTCATATTTACGCTTCCACTTCTCTGTCCTCGGGTCGAAGAACCAAGTCCCAAAGATGGCCTGAGTTCTCTTGGAGTTCCCATTGGACAGATACTGGGCTTCATCACAAACCAAGATGTCCCAATGTTCTGCCCACAACTTCTCCCGGTTCTTGTGGAGAATGTCGTAGTTGATGATGACGAAATCGGTATCCGGAACATCAGAGCCGGCGGCGACGCCCACGGTGAGGTCCTTGTCCACCAACCACTTCAACATCTCCTTGAGCCAGTTCAGCTTCAAGGTCGAGGGACATACGATAATCCCATTGGTGAGCCCGAGATGGTTGATCAGGCCGATCGCTTGGATCGTCTTACCAAGCCCCGGACTATCCCCAATCAGGGTGTCATCACGCTCAGCGGCATAGAGGATACCAGCCTTCTGGTAAGGTAAATAATCCAGCACCTCCCCTTTGTGATTGACCAGATGCGGCCGGGCAATGTCCGCTTCGGCGAACATGGAATAGGAGGCGTTCATCGCCTCTTCCAGTTCGGTCAGCTTAGCATCAAGATCATTCCACAACTCGTCGGAGTCAGACCATTCGATATACTCGGCCGCTTTACGCCAGTCCGTTGTGGTGTAGAACCTGTTGCGCCGATCGAATATCCAACCGGCATCACGAAGCTCGGCCCAACGAGACTCGCGGGACGTGATGATGTAGCGGTCGTGGGATTGTGAAAGCTCCACGACTTAACCAGCGATACGGAAACGATGCTCTTCGATCCCGTCTTCCCAACAGGTGCTGATGCCGACGCATTCTGGCATGATCATCGCATATATGCGATCAACCAACGCTACTGCCGCCGGGTTGTCTGGATCGTGTTGGAGCGTGATGGTGTGGTGTGCCTCACTCACGTAACCAGCCCATCGTAAAAAGCGAACACCGCATTCAGGTCGATGTCGAGGTCGATCACTTCCACATTTTCTTCATCGACATAGCGCTTGGTCATCAGAAAATGACCCAAGTTGCTCGTGATGTGACGGGTATCGGAAACGCTCAGAGCGCCGGCGTCGGCCAGCATCTCCAAAATCATCAACAGCAGGGTTGTCTTCCCGCTCATCTGATTTGCTGCGATAGCGATCGAGATACCAGCTTTCTGTTGCTGCTGGATGTTCTTTCGCTGTGCCTCGGTCGGGAAGGGACTGGCGTGCGGCGGGAAGTCCTTTGCCTTGTTGGCGTCGGTCATCTCTTCTTCGATGATAGCGAAGCGGTTTTCGAGAGATGCTTCCAGCATCGCTTTATGGCGAGCCGCATAGCGCTGGGCCCAGAGGTCGTCACGCATCTTGTTTACCAGCGCGTGGCAGTAGTCTTCGATGTCCTGATCGGTGAAAGCGGCGATGTCCATAAGTTCTCCTGATTCGGTTACCAGCTAGACGAATTAGCTTGCACTGTCAACTCAAAATTGCTATGGTGCGAACTCAGAATGTCGGTGAGTTCTCCATGAAGATCGTAAAAGGTTCGGTTATTTCTTCCACCCCACTCCCCACGGATTGGGATGAAGACGCTTGCCTGTGTCAAGGTAAGGTCCCGGAAGACAAGCGGATCGACGTGGTGGAACGCATCTATGACGAGAAGCGCGAGAAGCACCGCTGGAAGGTGTATGTCCGCTACCACCAAGACTGTCCAGTTCACGGATGCCACCGCAAGGAGACTGCGTAATGCCACGAGGTTTGAGCCCCACCAAGTGCAACGAAATCGAACGGGATGGGGTCATCCCTGATGAGTGCCGTTTCCTGAACCCAACCCTTCACTTCTGCCCCGACTGGCAGGGTGCCTTGATCGACTCCTCCGATCCTGAATATGAGCGGTGTGCATGTCCGAAGGCCCGGTAATGACCTTGGAAGAAATCCACGATGCGCTGATCACCGATCACCGTGCGAACGGACCTGATGGTTGCTCGAACATCGATCGTATCAGATTTATCGGCGAAACCATGCAGCCGCAGGTGATCGACCTGACTGTGGACTATGACTTCACATTGGTAGTCGAGGAAGAGAGTCCGATCTTGGTGGCGGCGGTGAAACATCTGGCGCTTCTGAAACTGGACTACATCAACCGGCTTTATGATCATTGCCACATGATGAAAGAGGTGTATGACGCTGAGGCAGCCAAGCTGATCCTCGCCGTGCGCCGCATTGACCATCATCTTTCCTATTTGGAAGAAGGTCTACCCACCCCACCATTCTCGGTGTTCTCGTAGGTCCAGTAGTTTTTCCACTTATTTGTTGACACGAATCGCGAATCGCCTTAACTCGCGATTACCGAAAGCAACAAAGGAGTGAAACACTATGGCTATCAAGCGTGCCAAGACCTTCGATGAGAAGCAGTTCTATCGGCTGCTTACTCACATCGAAACCCACAGCGTCATGCCCAAGCGTGACAAGCTGATTGTGGCTCTGTCATTCAAGGCCGGGCTGCGTGTCGGTGAGATCGCCAAGATCAAGATCAGCGCGATGACCGATGTCGATGGCGCTATCGCCAAGCAGATCAACATCTTTTCCGATGTTGGTAAGAAGCAGCGGATGCGTGACATCCCGATGAACCCCCTGATCAGAACCTGTCTGGAAGAGTTCCGCGAGGAATATCCCAACGCCAAGTTCGTTGCGATTTCTTCGCAGCCCTTCCGTTGGATTCTGGCACGGGGCCGGCCGATCCCGAAAGATGCTGAGTTCAAGCAGATGTCCCCGGAAGCCTTGAAGACTTACTATCTCAAGATGCTCAAGTCGTTCGGGTTCGAAGGCGCTTCCACTCACTCGGGTCGCCGAACTTTTGGAACCCAGCTTGCCCGAACAGCTAACGCTCACCACTGCTCACTTCGTGACGTTCAGCGGTTGATGGGTCACGCTCGGATGGAAACTACCGAAGCGTATATCGAACTCACCGAAGATGCATCTGCGATGGTGATGGCACTCTAACAAACTTTTTTCTTGACCAACTAGGTGGAGCGTCATAGAGAACGAATCACCGACAACAAATGGAGGATACAGACATGACGAATGCAGTGAAAACCCCCGCCCGTGGGCGCAAGAAGATCGATCAGGCAGCCCTCGACGCTGCGAACGAAGCCTCCAAGGCACTGAGCGAGAAGCAGCAGCAGGCCGCTTCGAAGCCCCGTGCCAAGGCGGCTCCCAAGACCCGCGCCAAGGCCGCTACTGGTCTGGGCAAGCAGCGTCAGGCAGATGCCGCTGCTCCGGTGATGGAAAAGCAGGGGGCTTCGGCTTCCGGTAAGTCCGCTCCGGTCGAAGAGCTTCGCGGCGGCACCAAGCAGGTGCTGATCACCGAAGCTGTGATGGTCGGACGTTCCGGCCGGCCGGCTGGTGTCGAGGAATACCCGTTCGGCGAGCTTCCGCCCGCCTACAAGGATGAGAACGGACAGATCGTTGGTCTCTCGTTCTTCATCCCGATGACTGACAAGGCCGAGGGCAAGCTTTCTGCTGCCCGCAAGCGCCACAAGTGCCTGTTCTGGAGCCGCACGGTTTACGAGCAGGTCAATGGCAAGGGCCCCAAGGTCGAAGGTCTTCGCATCTGGCGTGGCACGCCTGACATCAAGGCGTAACCACGCAAACGGAAGGGCCGTCACGAAGGTGGCGGCCCTTTCCTTATAGTGAGAGCCAAATAATTTTCACTGACTGTCATTTTTATGTTGACACTGACAGTGAGAATCGGTAATTCGGCCCTCCAACGTCTGCTCCATGGTTTTCCGAGGGGCAGGAACAGCCGGAGTCACTCTGACCCCGCAGCGTCGAACTTGGGCGCGAGCGAGTCATTGGCCGGTCTGGTGCGGATACGTTTCGTGTCAAGGGCGGGTAGAACGGGGGAAGCCCCGAGATCACCGGCCCCCAGCACGATAGGCCAAGCCAGCGCAAGTGGTCCTGTCACGCGGTAAGTCATGGAATATCTCGACGAGTTGATTTGATTAAGTGTTGACACGAATCGAATCACCTAATAGAGAGACGGAATGCCAGCCTGATGGCGATAGTGTGAGGCAACTCACATAAAGGGGGTAAGGCCACTTAACCCCGCCGGTCCCGATCGGTCAATTCAGGCAAGCGCAGTCAGGTCCGCGAGGACCGCTTCACCGGGATAACCTTGCAAACTTAGCATAGTTGGTAATGCAAACGACTCTTAATCGTGAGATCGGTGGTTCAAACCCACCAGTCTGCTCCAAACGCAAAGATTGCCACGACTGCATGTGAAAGACGCCTAATGCCATAGAGGCTTGCCTCAATGTGGCCCGACCTGATCTCGCAAGGTGATGGTTGGTTGGTGGAAGAAGTTTCGTTGGGCCCGCAAGCCCTTAATGGCTGGAGACAGTCAGCGGAATCGAAACTGCCGAATATCATGCAGTGTCACCGCAAATGCCAGCGGTCCCGTGAGAACCGGGAGAAAAAGGCGGCGTTGGTCTGGAACTGAGCTACCGCAAGGGGCTTGGTGGATAAGTCGGGAAGGTGACTCGCAAGGTCACTATAATCTGACGAATGACGGATCGTAGCGGGTGTAATCTCAACCTGCTTCCATTTTTCGATTTCTATGTTGGCCCAGCAAAGAAGGTTAGCTACCTTCCCCTCGGTTCCCGCAGGTCAGGTCGATCCCAGCAATTCTCGAATGCAGACGGATCGTCGAAGCATCAGGTCCAGTAATTCGAGCCGTGGCTTGATCGCATTGGGCGTCGCTGCAAACCCGCTGGGTCATCATAGAAAACGATAGCCCGGAGTAACCGCCACAACAGATTGGTAGCTTCCATGGAAAGTTGTCGGGAGTTGGTCAGGGATGTTTAGGTGAAGTCGCCTTCGAAAGCGGCGCGGTGGATCGGAAAGCAGGGTTGATCTCCTGTGGAACGATAGGCCAGTGGTTCGACTCCACCTCCGGGCTCCATAACGCTTCACTCGTAATGAAGCTTCTCAGCGGAATGTCGGCGGTCACGCGACCTAACCGGCGATCCGTGGGTTTACACTGAACCGGCGGAAGGAAGGGCGTAGTGAACCCGGCCGAGCTTCGAGAGGCCCCATTACGAGTGATCCATTTGTGATCGGGCCGGCGGCACCAGATAGGTTTAAGGCGAGTGGACTCCCGTCGAACGGAGACGACAGACCCGGATAAAAACCGTGTATGGGTGTTGCTAGTGCTTTGGCCGCCGGCCTGATCACAGATGTTTCACTTGCAACAAGGGAGGCGGGCACCGTCGGGAAACCGGGACGGATGATTCGCGAACTTTAGTCCGCTCTCCTTGTTGCGAGTGATGTTCGAGTTTTTCTCACTTCCCTGTCCGCAGGGGTGACCCGGTAGGTAACCAAGGGTGGTTCGAATATCCTCGCATTTAGTTCCTGTGGGTTCCATGGAGCCCCTTGAATCCTCAAGCAGGTGACAGAGAGTTAAAGGAGCCGCCCTGCTCCGAAACCAGATAAAATGGGTGAGTGCAATTTTTTAGTTGACATTCGAATCGGATGTCGTTACACTTCGATCATCAAGACCGGGATGTTCCGGCCAAACAGGATTTCAGAGTTCAACCATGTTCAACGTAGTCGCCATGAATAACCCAGCAGCACCGGCCATTATGGTCCCGGTCGCGATGGCGTGCGAACAGATGGTTGGTGGCTAGGCCACTTCACTCTCCAAGCAGTTATCTCGATCGGGGGCCATGGCAACATGGCCCCCGATTTCGTTTCAGGGTCTAGCTCAGTTGGAAGAGCGTCCGGTTTGGGACCGGAAGGCCGTAGGTTCGAGCCCTACGATCCTGACCATTTCAAGAGTATCAGGCGGTAGGGGAGTCTGGCCGTCCCTACCTCCCTCGGACGGAGGGGATCGCAGGTTCGAATCCTGCCCGCCTGACCAAGTTATAGCAGAGCCTCAGTGGGGGCGGGGCCTCATAAGCCTTTGACCCGGTGGCGCACATCCACCCTTTGCTACCAGATAGGTGACCCAGCCACCTCCTCGTCGATCGCCGAGATCGTCAGGTGCCCCGCACGATCAGCGGAGCTAGTAAAACCACTGGGACGTTTCGAACCGTCTCGTTGAGACGCGTCTAAGCCGGAGTAATTAACCGGCGTATGCGGGGCGGTTGTAGAACGAGGAGGACGCCGGTTCGAATCCGGCCACCGGGGCAAGGCTCCGGTGTAGCTCAGGTGGTTAGAGCGCCTTGTTGATTTCGTCCCCGGCATCCGTCAAATCGGATGGGACAAAGAGTTTGTTGGTGATTAGCTCATTCAGGAGAGCGCTGGTGTCACATACCAGAGGCGGCAGGGGCAGAGCCTGCATCACCAACCATCCACGGATAGCTCAGTTGGTAGAGCGGCCGACCGATAATCGGCGTCTTGCGCAGGTTCGAGCCCTGCTCTGTGGACCAGTTACCAAACCCTTGACGGGGTGAGGACGCAGGGGTTAGTCTCCCTGTAAGAGCGAGACTAATAGACCGAACATTCGGCCGGCGGATGAGTTGACGACTCGCACTCCCGGTTGATCAGTAGGTTGAGGTCTCGCTACCAGTTTATGTTCGGTGGTGACAGAGTGGTAATGTGCCCGGCTGTTAACCGGTGTCCCCGAAAGGGCGGAGGTTCGACCCCTCCCCGCCGAGCCAATTTAGGAGAAGTGAGTGGAACGCTACAACATCAGCTACGATCGACCCGGACGAAAACTCCGGGAGACCGATCCGGGCCCGTCTGATACCACATGGAAAGGTGTCCGGGAACATTGGTCGAGATCGCATGATGGGCAGTTTCTCTCGGACTATCAGGAAGGTGTCGCACTGGCCCAAGCGGATTTGACCGCTGATAACCGGGACAATCGCGACGCGCTCTTGGCGGTAGAGGTAGCAGATCGCGGACTTGGCTGGGAAGCCCAGCGCGATGGTTACCTCGACACGATCGGCGAAGGAAAATACGTCGCTCGTTTGGATTTTTAATGACAGAGATGAACGTCTTATGTCTGACTTGCCAAACGGAATTGACTGGTAAACAGACCAAGTTTTGCTCACGAGCATGTCAGAACAAAAACGGTAATGTGAGGAATCAACTCTACGAAAAACAACAAGCCCGAGGCTTGAAAAGAAAAATGGAGTTGATAAACCTTCGAGGAGGTGGTTGTGAAGAATGTGGTTACAGAGATAATCTAGCTGCTTTGTGTTTTCATCATACAGATGAGACTTCAAAAGGTTTCGAGCTTACTTTAAGAGAGCTTTCGAATCACAAAGAAGAAACTATAATGAAAGAGTTCGCCAAATGTGTTGTGTTATGTCATAATTGCCATATCGAACACCACAATCCGAGCCTGAATGGCTGGTATAAGAAATAATTGATCCTGTAGCTTAGTGGTCTAAAGCTCTCTCCTCATAAGAGATGAAACGTAGGTTCAAATCCTACCGGGATTACGCTTCGTTAGCTCACCAGTAGAGCGCTGCCGTGACAAGGCAGAGGTAGGAGGGGCAGCACCTTCACGAAGCACCACAGTTTGGGGTCGCATGTTCCAAGGGAAGGCGACGGACCCTTGCAAGGTCTGTGAGGTGGGTTCGATTCCCACCGGCTCCACCATACTTGACACGGCCAAAATTTGGCCTATTGTCGGCCGAAGCAATCATGCTAAAGGAACCGACATGAACACTTTGTATAGCTGGAAAATCCGCCGGGCTGGTGCTGGTATGACCATCACTCATTCGTGCGGTAAGATCGTCAACGTCGCTGACATCGAAGCCAAGGGTGACCGGATCATTGCCACCACGGCGACTGGGGCTGAGTTCGAATTGGCGACGCCGCCCCTCCTCGCAGGGTAAATTAAAAATACGCCAGTGTGATTTTTGTGTTGACATAACGAATCGAATCACATATAGTTCGGCTTCAACAACGGACACAGTGTCCACCAAACAGGATTTTGAGTAACTGCTATGACCTACGGATTTACCAAACGAGATCGCCGGAGAGGCGAAGAACGAGGTTTCACCTCGTAACCCGGTAGTGCGTAGAGCTATCGGTGTCGTTTTGACGGACCTTTAGCTCAGTAGGTAGAGCAGGCGGCTCTTAACCGCAAGGTGGTAGGTTCAAGCCCTACAAGGTCCACCAAAACGACATCGATTTTTGAACGCCCTACCGGTCGCCCGGTGGGGCGTTTTTCGTTTCCCGGCTGGTTCTTGGCATGGACCGGTAGCTCAGTAGGCAGAGCGCGGGACTTTTAATCTTGAGGTCGTGGGTTCGAACCCCACTCGGTCTACCAAGAATATCAATAGTTTACGACTAGATGCGGGTGTAGCTCAGTGGTAGAGCGCCTGCTTGCCAAGTAGAAGGTCGCGGGTTCGATCCCCGCTACCCGCTCCAGTCGAAGTTGTTAGTGATGAGTGATGATGCAGCCGTAGCTCAGCGGTAGAGCGGGAGGCTTCCACCCTCCGTCAGCGCGGGTTCGATCCCCGCCGGCCGCTCCATCACTTATTATTGGCCGTGAAGCCCAACGGTTGGGCAGCGGATTGTCTATCCGAAGGTTGCGGGTTCGAATCCCGTCACGGTCGCCAGTTTGCAGTATCGTCTAATCCCCGACAACGGGGACAGAGTGTCATGACCTCTGGGACTAGGATGGCCGGGCGAAGAACCGGAAGATGTCGGTTCGATCCCGGCTGCTGCGCCAGTTAACCGGTCAGATATGACCTACAAGCCCGTCTTGTGTGCCATATATGACCATATGAGGCCCTATCCTCTATGGGTAAGAGTCCACCCTCTCACGGTGAGAAACCGGGTTCGAGCCCCGGTAGGGCCTCCATGAATTAGTTTACGAGTTCGGTCTGGAAGCTCAACTGGAAGAGCAACCGCCTACGAAGCGGAAGGTTGATGGGTTCGACTCCCTCGCAGACCACCAATTTATATGGCCCTATCCTCTATGGGTAAGAGTCCGCCCTTTCACGGCGAGAAACCGGGTTCGAGCCCCGGTAGGGCTACCAGATAAGTCAGTGCCGCTTTAGCTCAACTGGAGAGAGCGCGGGCGTCCGAAGCCCAAGACCGGGGTTCGAGTCCCTGAGGCGGCACCAGAGATTGCAGGAATAGCTCAGTGGTAGAGCGGTAGGTTGAAAACCTACGCGTCGGTGGTTCGAACCCATCTTCTTGCACCAGATCACCGCCCCCGCCGAGGCGGGCCATGAGCCTTCTAAGCTCTAAGGCGTCGGTTCGACTCCGGCCGGGGGCTCCACGCCCAGATCAAAAAAAAAAACACCGTCAGCAAAAATAAGTGTTGACTCCTTTAACTTCCTTCCATATACTTCGCAGCATGTTCACACAGACCGCCTTGCAAAGCCTTACGGGCTCCTTACTATGCTGGCATAGCCAGTATAGTTCCCTGTCACCCTTCTAAGGGAGCAGCCCTGACGCGCTGCTCTCTTTCCAAGAGGAGCGGTGGCAGAGTCTGGGTTATTGCGGCGGTCTCGAAAACCGTTGGACCATCGAGAGATGTGTTCCGTGGGTTCAAATCCCACTCGCTCCTCCAGCATTTTCAGAGCGTCAGAGCCCACCGGGTTCTGGCGCTATTTTCGTTTCATCACAAGTTTCGGGTGATCTTCCCCCTGCCGGCCTGTAACCCCGGTGCCGTTTCAGAACGTGGGGGACGGATGGCGAGAGGTTCGAGTCCTCGGTCACCCACCATTTTAGGAGAATACCTGTGAATACAGGAGCTTAATAAGAGTTACGTGAGCGTGGCTTCATAGGGAATGGTATACCTTGCCGGCTCAGACCCGGTAGCTTTGGGAGTTCGAGTCTCCCCGCTCACACCAACTTAAATCCGCGATTGGCGAAATTGGTAAACGCAGCGTCTTGAGAGGGCGTGGCCTAGGCTTCCCGGTTCAAGTCCGGGATCGCGGACCAACACAACAAGCTACGGGTGCGTGGCGACAGGGGAATTGGTAGACTCACCGGACTTAAAATTCGGCCGCTTTGTGGGTTCGAGTCCCACCGCACCCACCAGATATGAAGTTCAATGCCGGTTTAGCTCAGTGGTAGCAGCAGCGCCTTTGTAACGCGAAGACGAGGGTTCGATTCCCTCATCCGGCTCCAGATAATGTTCCACGGTTTAGGTGTGGCCGAGGCAGAGATGGATGATGCGCCGGCTTGTGATGCCGGAGATGGCGGGTTCGAATCCCGCCGGTCACCCCTAAGCCGTGGAACAATTGCCCGATCGACTAATTGGCAAGTCGCTCGACTCTGAATCCTGAAATGTAGGTTCGACCCCTGCTCGGGCATCCAATTATGGAGTTAGTTATGGAAGTTCTTGACGAACAAACTGACCAACCTGATGCCCCTTCGGCTAATGGTAAGTCAGCGCCCTTTGAAGGCGAAGACGTTGGTTCGATCCCAACAGGGGCATCCAAAAATTTAGCTCCGATCCATCGCTGCACTGTGCGGCAGATCGGGGAGTTCACGTTTGTTCTGGTTGAACCTGATGGTTCCCTGTTCAACGTGGTCGAAGAGATCGATCGTCAGTTTATGGCTGGAGGTTGTAACAAGTAACGCCGTTTGAGCAAGCTGGGACTGCACTCCCTTGGTAGGGGAGAGAAGAGTCGGTTCGATTCCGACAAACGGCTCCAATTAGAGGAGGGTGCCGAGGTCGGCTCCTCAACTGGCTTGCTAAGCCGGGGTGACCCTTCGGGGTCAGGGGTTCGATGCCTCCACCTTCCTCCACAACATATGGAAAGCGCGTGGGTCGGCTCCCTAATCAGCTTGGAACGCTGTCGTGACCCTTCGGGGTCAGGGGTTCGATGCCCCCGCTTTCCTCCACATACGTTGAAGCATATATCCACCCGATAATATATGCTTTGACATATCATGTGAAATCGCTTAGTTCACATGATATGTCAATCAAGCCGCCTTGGCCGAGTCTGGTAAGGCACCCGGTTGCAACCCGGAGGTTCCGAAAGGACGCAGGTTCAAATCCTGTGGGCGGCTCCAGATTATGAGGTGAAATGAACGTAGACGATTTTTATGCTGAGTGCGCTGTGATCCTTGGAGTTCCCCACGAGGGCGAAGAGTTCACCCACTACAAGCGGACCCGCTGGAACAACCGGCGGCCCGGCCGAGGACGTTTTCCCGGTGCTGGTTTGATCCGCGTGTTCGGCGATGTCGTCCACATCAATATCCGTTTCCCAGTGGTCGCCCGGCAGACGATCACCGGGCTCCCCGAAGCGTTAGATTATCTTCGCGGTCGGGTTGGCACTATGGGAGTGTCGTCTAATGGTAAGACAGCGGATTCCAAACCCGCTGACGTGGGTTCGATTCCTACCTCTCCCGCCACACCGTAATTTTCGATTGACAATCGTTGGCTTTTATCTTAACGATGTGTCTCTCAAAAATGTAGGTGGAATAACTAATGGAATTTTCTGCTCGCCAGCAAACATTCGGCATCAGCCAGCTACAGCGCTTGCTTGGTAAGAGTTCGCAGGACGTTGAGCGTTTCGCCTCTTACAGTGGATGGCCCGGCTTGACCGGACAGATGGTGACCGTGGATGTCTCCGGCGCTCTCAACATGATGGTTCACTCCACAGCGGCCGACTTCGGTGTCGAACGCAACGTGGTTGGTTCTTGGCTTCCGGGTCTGCGGACCGGGGCTCTCATGGTTCTGGGGCGGAATGTGGACAACTGGACCGTCAACGCCACTCCTGAGGAACAGAACCGATTCTTCGCCAGCCTCTTCGGCGAGCAATCGAAGGTCAATGATTTCGTTGCCACCACCCTTGGCTGTCACTCGGGCTCGGCCAAGCGCCAGATGCGCTTCCACTCTGCGACCGACGTAGAGCTTCTGTCGGAAGCAGAGTTTCTGGCCGGATACAGTTCACGATCGCCGCGCTTCGTGATCGATTCGCGAGCCCTCGCTGACCGGCTGTCGGCCATTTCGCAACCGCTCTTTGTTGCCAGCGTCAAGGTGACTTCGCCCTCGCCCTATCTCTGATTTTCGACGCGCTCTCAATTTTCAGTTGACAGTGATGTGCGAATCGCTTATTCTTCTCCTCGTCAAGTGCTTCGGCATGAAGACTACGGTCGTAGAAGGCCATCTAAGTCAAGCGGAGACCCGAGGGCAGAACTCGGCACCTCCACCAAAGACCCCTGCGGCCGCCTGAAACGCGGTCAGGGTGACGATCCGCCTAGGCTCTGGACGACGGTCCTTTGTAAGGCAGCGGGGTTCTTTGATGGGGGTGAATTTAGGATCGATCCGTAAGGCCGATGTGGAGAAGCGCCCCGTTTAGATACCGCCCGTATGCGGATCAAATTCATCAACTGTCAACGACAATGATGTGGTCGTCGCCAGCGAAGAGATTCGTCTCGCCGCGTAAGCGACAAAATCCCTAGGGCCTCACACCTCTAGGTGGCGCGTGGTCCCGAGCGTAGCAACAGTTTCGGGACAACATCTTTTTCGCCAACGTCTCGTCCTACTGTTCTAGGCGGTCGAAAGCGAGGGTCACGGCTGAGCGGCCCGGCTGATATTCTGGTTCGAATCCGGAACAGGGGGATGTAAACCTCCTAGCCATGGTGGGAAGGCGCGGGCGTCTGGGTTCGAATCCCAGCCCAAACGTCGGGGCGTTGGCGAAAGAGATGTAAAATAGTTATTGACGAACCGGACGAATCATCCTATTTGTTTGTCATCGAGTTTATCGGGGAAGTGGCCTTAACCAGTGGCCGAAGCACGAGAAGAGATCGCCGGGTGCCCGGAGGATGGTTGAGGATCGTGTGGACGGGTTCGTAGCCCGGCCCCCGCCAGTTACCGCCGGGAGATGAAGGTCTGTCTCCAACTCGCTGTGAAGCTCCCGGCATTGGCCCGGCCGTCGCAAGATGGCCGGGCCTTTCGATTCATGCGGAAATTATTTTCGTCCGTAGCTGTCCACAACCGTCCAGTGTGTCCAAGGTGCGACATTCTTGCTTGACATGACGGCAATTCTAGCTTAACCATGGCGCTCTTCTGGAGATAGCGCTACATGACGACCATAGCTTACCGCTCGGGCCTGCTGGCTGCCGATACATTGATCTCCTACACCAGTATCACCAACGGCTCCCGCGAGAAGATCGCCAAGTGTGGTGGGTTCACCGTTGCCCTCGCTGGTCCGGCATGGCTTCGACGACCTCTGGAAGCTTGGTGTGCTGGTGGTTGCCCTGAGGATGACGTTCCTCAAGTTCTGCTCGATCACGGTAACGACTTCTCGGCCCTGATCATCGACAACACCACCGGCGATCTCTTCGAGTTCGATAACGGTTATCTACTCCCCATCTTTGCCGATTACACCGCAATCGGTTCTGGCGCTCTACTGGCGCTAGGTGCCATGGCTCATGGAGCCTCCGCTGAGGAAGCCGTCGAAGCGGCATCCAAGCACGATAAGAACACAGGCGGCCCGGTGACCAGCCTGTCCTTTTCCCTCACAGCATAAGGTCACCAATGACCCCCTACACCCAACTCATTCACGACCTGATGGGTCGTGCATCTGGAGCCGTCACCGTCGAAGCAGCCGACGGGAGCTATATCACCAGCGATGACCTTCTCGAAGTCGGTGCGTTCGCTTCCCATGCCGATGACCCGTGGATTGATCTCGTCACCGACGAAGGCTTTGCCGTGGGCGTCTTCGTAGCTGGTAACCCGGAAGTCGTCGTTCCTCAGCCGTCCTTCGATGTCGATGGCGGAATGATCTACATGATCGACGGTGATCCGATCCCCGGCATGAAGCAGGGCCTGCATATGTGCCCTCTCAGCGTCTTCATGCATAAGGGCAAGCCTGACTTCGACGGGTTGAACTGGTATCTCCCGGAAGACCTCGACCTGAAAACGCCGGGATCGGATCGCCAGATCACCCTCATGACTGGTCGTCGCCGCGACGAAGGCCAAGGCAAGTGGAAAGAGATTTCCAGCACCTTCGGCCAGTTCGAAACTGTGCTGCAAGATCACAAGGAAGGGCAGAAAGACGGTCCCTGCTTCTTACAAGGGAAGTCGGCCAACGGCGCTCGCAAAGCTGTTGCCATGATCGAGAACCACATCCTTGGGGTCGATCTCGATTCGGGCGCTCCCTTGACGGATGTGATGGAGACCATCCAGAAGTATGGTCTGGAAGCCGTCATCTACACGACTCACAGCCACCTCAAGGACACCAGTGTCATCAAGCGCGACCACTTCATCAAGTGGAACGAGGAAGGTGAGGTTGATGAAGAGGCTGTTCGCGATTACCTGATCAAGGTCAAGGGCACTTTGCCTCAGATCGTTGACGATCTGGAGATCATCGACGACGCCCACCACACCGAAGAGGGTGTGGTCATCCTCGTCAAGCACAAGCCGATGCCCAAGTTCCGGGCGGTGTTCCCGCTCAAGGAAGCTTTCGTCTTCGCCAAGCGTGGTGGTTCCCAGAAGGATGCCATCAACGAGTGGAAGGAGCGCTATGCCGGCTTCTGCACCGAACTGGGCTTGTTCTTCGACGAGAAGTGCGTCGATCCCGCACGCTTGTTCTATCTGCCTCGCCACCCATCCAAGAGCAAAAATCACGGCTCTTGGTTGGTAGTGGGTGAACCCCTCGATCTCGACAAGTTCGATCGTGTGAAAATGAAGCGCGGGCGCACCGGTAAGCGCAGTGCTGTCTCCAGTAATGCGTTCACGGACGCGGCCGGCGGCGCTGGCTATGACGACGAAGACGACGCCGATCGCTACATCACCTCTTGCGGTTTCAACCTCAAGGGATGGTCGATCAAATATGCCAAGCGCTTCGAAGTCCAGACCATGATCGAAGAAGTGGTTGGTGGTGACTTCGTTCGCGAATCCCGTGGTAACAAGCCGGGTGTCCATGTCGAATGTCCTTTCGAAGCTGAGCATTCAAGCTTTGGTGGTGGCGGCACCTTCGTGGTCAATGCGTCCGACAATCTGGACGACGGATACGATGGTGGTTTCACCTTCACCTGCGTTCACAATTCGTGCGCCGGCCGGGATCGTCTCGATTATCTCAAGGAGATGATCGAACAGGAACTGATCACGGTTGCTGATCTCAAGAACAAGGACTTCCTGTTCGAACTGGAAGAGGACGAAGAGGAAGAAGATGTTCCGGCTCAGCGTGAGAAGCCGAAGAAGCACACCCGTCAGACAGATGCGGAACACCGGGAAGAGCATGAGGATCAGATCAACGATGATGACTTCGGTGATGACGAAGACTCGATGCTCAAGGCGTTCAACCGGCGCTACGCGGTGATCCGCACCAGTGGTGGGGTCCGCATTCTTGTGGAGCCCCGGACGCCGGAAGATGATGTCGTTTTCGAAAGCCAGAACGACGTGGCGCTCTACGAGAAGAACCGCATCATCTGGGTGACAGAAGGTAAGCAAACCCGCAAGGTCGAAGCATTCAAGCAGTGGCTTGAGTGGGAGAAGCGTCGCACCTATCGGAACGTCGTGTTCGCGCCGGGCGAGAAGACCCCGAAGGATGTTTACAATCTGTTTCAGGGTTGGCCTTTTGAAGCTGTCCCCACCTCGTGGGAAGAGGTTCTGGACAACAAGGACAAGCCGGTCGCGGGTGACTGGTCGATGCTGCGTGGTCACATCTACGAGAACATCTGCGAATCGAACGATGCCTATTTCGAGTGGCTGATGACATGGATCGCCATGCTTTTCCAGAAGCCTCAGGCAAAGCCCGGTTCAACGGTGGTTATCACCGGTAAGAAGGGGACTGGTAAGTCCACGCTGTTCGATTACATCAACCAGCTTCTCGGTCGGTGTGGGATCACTGTGTCCCAGCGTAAGCAGATCGTCGGCCAGTTCAACGGTCACCTTGCCACCACCTTGCTGATGGTCTGTGAAGAAGCCTTCTGGGCGGCCGATCCGCAAGCCGAAGGTGTCCTCAAGGACATGATCACCAACAAGTCGGTGCTGATCGAAAAGAAGGGCTACGATCCGATCCAGTCGCGGAATTACACGCGGCTGGCGCTGATCTCGAACAACGAATGGGTTGTTCCGGCGTCTCTCAAGGACGAACGTCGCTTCTTCGTGCTGCGATGCTCCGACGCGGTGCAGGGCAATATCCAATTCTTCGAGGACATGCGCGAGCAGATGGAAAAGAAGGGTGGTCTCGAAGCCATGCTCTATGATCTCCTCCACTGGGAACCTGTGGGCGGAACCTTCTCGACCTTGTTCACGCCGCCGGCAACTGCATATCTCCAGCAGCAGCAGATCGAGTCGCTGTCTGGTGTGCAGAAGTTCATGCTCGAACTGGTCAAGTCCGGGGTCTATGAAACCCACGATGACAAGGTGACGCCGATCGAACTGAACACCGACACCGAGACGACTGTCTACGCTGTGGACATGCGTGCGGCTGTGGAGGATTACGTTCGGTTCCAGTTCTCCTCGGACAAGGCCAAGACCAGCTACGACGACATCTCGGCTGTGGTCACCGACTGGTTCGGTGCCCGAGAAATCAAGATGAAGGTCGATGGTCAGGTAAACGGGAAGCGCACCTTCATCTTCCCGCCGCTGTCTGAGGTCCGTTCGAAGCTCAAGGAAAACAAGGGTCTGGATGTCGAGGCAATGACCGAAGAGGCGGTCAAATCGATCCGGCTGCGGTCGTAAAAATTCTAGGACAAATTGTCCGGAAAGCCTTGACAGGCATTTTACCTGCCGCTAGAGACATCCTCGCTAAACGTGATTTGTCACTTTCTGGTTTTCAACAAAGGAGGTTGTCATGAAGTAAGCAGTTAGGCCGCCAACCCAATATGGCATTAGAGATATGATGGCCGCGCTAGGGTAACACCAGCGCGGCCTTAGAAAAAGGGAGACAGACATGCGTATCGATCAGATTACCGATTCATTGGGTAACAAGAAGCTGGTGAAGCTCTGGGAGCCGGAAGGCTATCCATTCGAGCCCGAAGCTGTCGAGCAGATCAACAACATGGCCCGGCTCCCGTTCGTGTTCAAGCACGTTGCTGTGATGCCTGATGCCCACGCCGGCAAGGGCTCCACTGTGGGCACCGTTTTCGCTACAAAGGGCGCGATCGTCCCGGCTGCTGTCGGAGTTGACATCGGCTGCGGAATGATGGCCGTCCGCACCACCCTGACCGCAATCGATCTTCCGGACAGCCTCTCCCATATCCGTGGAATGATTGAGGCTGCTGTTCCGCATGGTCGTGGGTCGATGGATCAGATTCGCAGTGGGCGTGATCCCGGCTCGTGGGGTAACCCGACGCCGCAAGCGCAGTCTCGCTGGAAGTCGCTGGCCGACCGCTACGATGCGATCGTCGCCAAGCACCCGAAGATTGCCCAGAAGCGTCACCCGGTGCATCACATGGGCACGTTGGGAACCGGCAACCACTTCATCGAAATCTGTCTGGACGAAGACCAGAACGTGTGGGTGATGCTCCACTCGGGCTCGCGTGGTATCGGCAATGCGATCGGCACCTACTTCATCAACAAGGCGAAGGAGGAGATGCACCGGTATCATATCGCGCAGTATCTGCCGGATGAAGACCTGTCGTATCTGGTCGAACATACCGAGGTCTATGACGATTACGTCGAGGCTGTCGGCTGGGCTCAGGACTTCGCGATGGCAAACCGCCAGACGATGATGGATGCCGTGTTGGGCGTGATGCGTCAGACCCTGCCGCCGTTCCTGTCCGA